CCAACATGGTATTTACGTACGCCGCTGTCCTCCGCGATCATGCCATTGCTGCACACAAGCCGGTAGATAAGCGGACGGACGTTTACACTTCCCATCCCCACTTCCGAGTTGGATATGACCAACCCGGCCTGCACGACATCGCCCTTGGATATCTCTGCGGTTATTCGGTCGCTGACCACCTTGATGTACATGCGGCGATCAGTGAGCTCACAACTCTGCACCGACGCGCCCTTCATCGCCCCGATTATGGGCAGCACCGTTTCGACGACCTCATAGTTGTCTATACAGCGGTATCGGTTAGAGAGAAACGCCCTGGCGGTGTCATCGAGCGTACGCACCATGCGCGTCTGAGGTGTTGTATCAAACCAGCTATTGACGTTGGCGACCAGCAGCTCCGGGTTCTCGGTTCTCATCTTGTCGTAATACTTCGCGGGTATCCCGAGGGACTGGCCTATCTGCCTATGGGCTATGTCGTTGATGTGGAGGATGCCGCTGTGCGATAGCTCGTTCGCCGGGAAATGCAGGACGGGAGCATCGTCCTCCAGTCTCATGCTGAGTAGTGATGTGTCTATGAGATAGTCTTTCTTTGTTCGCGCCTGCCTGTCCAGTTCCATGGCAAGCTCCTGCAAGGTTCTTCCGTGTTTCATGTTGCCCTCCTGTGTGTTTAATCAATTGGTGAAATATGCTTTGGCAAAATATACTTGACCTGTTTGCCGGTGGCGCGGTGCAGTTCTCGATTATTACGCCCGTTATTGGCGTATAACTTGGTCATAATATACGCCATAATTAGGCGTAAGTCAACACTCAAAAGGAGTATTTATGTTTAATGACCGTCTTCGTTCTGCACGAATCTATCGAGGCTATACGTTGCAAAGAACCGCTGATGCAATCGGTGTTCCATTGCGTGCTCTTCAAAAGTATGAGAGCGGAGAAATTGAGCCAAACTTAAAGCTATTGGTTGATATGGCTACCTTTCTCGATGTGCCTACCGACTTTCTTCTTGGTCGGGACGATTATTTGAAAGCTCTCGGAGTGTACGTTGATGTACCAAAAGAAGGACCTCCAAGGCGTCCCAAATTTCAAACGAACCGCCAATCTCCGCATACTCAATCTTCTGGTAATGCCGAAGAGTGATTCCTAACGCATCCGCTACCGCCTGCTGCGTCAGCCCCTTAGCTTTCCGTGCGGCTTGCAGCTTTTTTCTCATGCCCTGCTCCCTTCCTCCTTTGCCCTCGCTTCTGTCATCCGCTTCCATTCCTGAAAGTGCGCTTCCGCTCCGGGCTGGGAATAGAATTCCGTTATCCCTTTGTGTGCGGCTGCCATCAGACTATTGATCTGGCACTGCGAAATCTTGGTCAGGTCAACCGTGAATGCATCTTCCGATACTTCGGTCAGTAATACTACCTTCTTCATGGTGGCCTCCTTTTGTTTTTTTTCTTATTCGTTCTCCTCTGTCCTAAGATAGAGGAAATTGGTCACTTAGTTCAATCTTGAACCTTTTTCTTAAAAAAATAATCGGGTATTTCCGACAGAGGAAAGTTAAGAAGTTTTGAAGCTTCAAGCATCTCATCTTGCTTCCAACAAATTCTGCTATTAAGTTTAAGTGAAGTGGTACGCTCTGAAAGCCGCATAGCCTCTGCAAAACGTGCTTGCGTTGTGTATACTTCAACTATACGCCCGGCAAGCTTTGAATAGTCATACGTCACATTGATTCTCCTTTCTATAAAAGTTAAAAATTGAACTCTTTTGTTTTATATTACCAAGATTCTTTCATTCTGTCAATAAGTGAGTTCAAGAAAATTAACCTATTGTTTTGGCTTGAACTTTGATTCAATGCGTGTTAAGCTAAAAATATAGGTAGGTGATATATGGTGGCGACGACAGCAGAACGACTAAAATATCTGATGGAATCCAGAGGGCTAAAGCAAGCAGATATTGTCCGCATGGCACAGCCATATTGTGAGAAATATCGAATTAAACTGGGGAAGAGTGATATGAGCCAATATGTAAGCGGTAAAGTAAAGCCAGCCCAGTGGAAATTGACTATTCTCGGCTTAGCACTAAATGTTTCCGAGGCATGGCTAATGGGATTAGATGTGCCAATGAAGCGGCTGGATGATAAGCCTGTCATTATGTCGGATGACGGGTGGGAAGAAATGGCGGAGATTTTTACCTCCTTGTCGCCCAAAAATCAAGCCAAATTAGTTGAACTGGGGCACCTTTATCTAACCTCTCAGCACAATAGCGAAGAAAAGAAATGAATTCCTGCTCCTTGTCGATAGGAGCGGATACGTCAGAATTTTTACCCTTATCCATAGCGCGGCTCCTTTACAGTTTTATTGATTTACACTAAGCATACTCTAAACAGACCTGAAAACGTGCGTTATTGTTGGAAAATATCAAAAATCGTTGTGACGGAATTTAAGAACGGAAAGTAGGGATTTTACACAAAGATACGGAGGAAATCGCTTATGCTTATGTTTTATGAAAAGTTTGAGCATTTGTGTAATCTAAGAAAAGTTAGTGCTTCTGCTGTTGCTGAGGCTATAGGATTAAACAGAAGCTCGGCAACCGATTGGAAGCATGGTTCAGTACCTAAAACCAAAACAATAGCAAAACTGTGTGAATATTTCGCGGTACCATTTGATTATTTTGAGGATCGTGAAACTGACGGAAAAAAATGGGGAACAATTATATTTAGAGAAAGGCTTTCAAAGGTTTTATTGTCAATAAATCCAGAAACTGCTATAGCCTCTGGCATTGACATTGAAAGAATGCAGCAAATAGCTGAAGGAATTATACCGATAACATTTGATGCTGCCTGCAATGTAGCGGGTACACTTGGAGAATCACTGGATTATTTATCAGGACTTATTGATGAAGAAGATTCCCCAGTTTGTGGTATGCTTATACAGCAACACTTCACTTTGTACAATCAATTGACTGATGAGCAGCAGAGGCTGATTGATGCTCAGATAAAAGGGATTCTTCAAGAGAAATAATATACTCCTGTTCTTCTTTCGTTAAGCATGAAAAAGCAGTAACGGAATAAACTATGCGCAGCATCTCCTCATTCGAAAATAAGGGCGTGGATTTATTGTTAGAATCTGATATCATAACAACTACTCCTTCATATCTGATAAAGCTATTGTAGTGTAATTATTGAAAAAACGGATGGAATTGTTGGAAAATATCAAAAATGGAGGCGTTTGCTATGAGTAAATTCCAGAGGATTTTCAAAAACCTAAGAGAACAAAAGAATATGACGCAAGAAGAGTTGGCAAAAGCCTTGGGTGTCTCAAAAAGCACAATTGGTATGTATGAGAGAGGGGATAGGGAGCCGAATTATGAAAAGTTGGAAGTGATTGCCGATTATTTCAATGTAAATATGAGCGACCTGATCGATAGCAAAAATACTGCGAGTGAGATGTTGCCTGCTTCGAAAATTGGCGTGAGGTCACATACTGTGGCTGAAAGACTAAATGAAGTAATGACAATCCGGGGGTTAAAACAGGCTGATGTCCTTAATCTTGCAAAACCATACTGTGATAAATATAAAATCAAACTCAGTAAGAACGATTTAAGTCAATATGTCTCTGGGAAAGTGGAACCTCGACAAAGAAAAATTGCCATACTGGGGATGGCACTATCGGTATCCGAACTATGGCTTATGGGATACGATGTACCAATGGAGAAAACATACGATTATTCCAGCATTGTTTCAAATAGTGGAGCGGATGAGATAAATCAAATATTTGCCTCCTTATCCCCAGATAATCGCGCCAAATTAGTTGAATTGGGACACCTTTATCTAACCGCTCAATACAATACCGAAGAAAAGAAATGAATTCTTTCTCCTTGTTGTTAGGTAGGTGATATATGGTGGCGACGACAGCAGAACGACTAAAATATCTGATGGAAGCCAGAGGGTTAAAGCAAGCAGATATTGTCCGCATGGCACAGCCATAACGAGAGTTTATAATAATCTGAGGATTAAGAGGTGCCAATTATGGCGGTAAGAATGGCGACTTTCTCGAAAAGGCTAAGAACAGCCATTGATATGCGAGGTATTTCTCAAACTGAACTGGCTAAGAAAACAGGTATTAGCAAGTCCAGTATTTCACACTATTTAAAAGGTGATTGGGAAGGAAAGCAAGATGCAGTTTATGCACTGGCTTTAGCATTAAATGTATCGGAAGCTTGGTTAATGGGATTCGATGCAAA